ACGGCGAAGAAAACGGTGAAGACAAAGATGTTGAAGACAGAGTTGTTGATTTAGAAGATGCTTTAGACGAATTAAAAGCAGAATTTGACGCAATGATGGCTGACAAAGGTGATGAAGAAGGCAAAGAAGAAGAATCTTTAGAACCAGTTGTTCCAGCACAGGAAACTCAACCTGAAATGTCTATTGAATCAAAAGCAGAAACTAAAGAAACTGTTAAAGAATACGTAGACAAAAAATCAGCAGATAATAAAGACCATGCAGATAACAAATCATCTCCAGTTAAAACAGGTGGTGCTAAACAGGGCGGAACTCCAGTAAAAACTGGTTCAGGCGCTGAAGACAAAGGAAGAGCGGCACCAAAAGCAGAAGCAATGGGGAAATTTGCTAATAGTCCAGGCCAAGAAAAACACTTACCAGCAGGTGAGGCGAAGGCTGACACTAAAGATGGTACTGATGCATCTGCAAAATCTCCAATTTCTGGCAAGTAATTGTCAATAATTGGAAACAAGGAGAGTTTAGATGTCACTTTATCTTAGAGAGCACCTAACATACGATCAGGCGAGAGTACAGATCTTACACGAAGGCCAAGATAACAAAGATTTGTACATGAAAGGTATCTGTATTCAAGGTGGAATTAAAAATGCTAACCAAAGAGTTTACCCAGTAAACGAAATTGGCAAAGCAGTTAAAACACTTAATGACCAGATCAGTTCAGGCTACTCTGTATTAGGTGAAGTAGATCATCCAGACGATTTAAAAATTAATTTGGACCGTGTATCTCACATGATTACTGAAATGTGGATGGACGGACCAAATGGATATGGTAAAATGAAAATTTTACCAACACCGATGGGTCAACTTGTCAAAACTATGTTGGAATCAGGTGTGAAACTAGGCGTTTCAAGTAGAGGTAGTGGAAACATTAACGAATACGGAAGCGGCGAAGTTTCAGACTTTGAGATCATCACAGTTGATGTTGTGGCCCAACCTTCGGCACCAGGTGCTTATCCTACGCCAATATATGAACATCTTATGAATACAAAAGGTGGACATATGGCAAAGGGTCTGGCCGCTGAAGTTAGAAATGACGCAAAAGCACAAAGGTATCTAAAAGATGCACTAACCAACATAATAAAGGACCTAAAATAACATGATAGACGCAATATCAAAACTTGTTGAATCTGGAGCAATCTCAGAAGATGTTCAAAAAAGCATTCAAGAGGCTTGGGATTCAAAAATCAAGGAAAATAAAGAAACTGTAGGTGCGGAACTGAGAGAAGAGTTTGCTAAAAGATACGAACACGACAAAGCAAACATGATCGAAGCAATAGACAAAATGATGACTGAGAAATTATCTGAGGAAATCACAAAGTTTGTTGAAGACAGAAAAGCACTAGCACAAGAAAAAATTGCTTACAAAGAAAACGTAGGCGCTCATTCTGCTAAACTTCAAGAGTTTATAATGAAGAAATTATCAGAAGAGTTAAAAGAACTACATGGCGACCGTAAAGGTGTTCATGAAAACTTTAAGAAAATGGAAGAGTTTGTAGTAAACGCTCTTGCAAAAGAAATTAAAGAATTCCATGAAGACAAAAAAGGCGTTGTGGAGACGAAAGTTAAACTAGTAGCCGAAGCCAAAAAACAAATGGCTAAGATGAAAGAGGCTTTCGTAACAAAATCTGCTAAAGTTGTAGAGAATGCTGTTAACAAAAAACTTGCTGAAGAGTTAAAATCTCTGAAGGAAGACATTACAGCGGCAAGAGAAGTCAACTTTGGTAAGAAAATATTCGAGGCGTTTGCTTCTGAGTACCAGAATTCTTACTTAAATGAGAAATCTGAGACTGCGAAGTTAATGAAAGTGGTTGATGAAACTACTTTGAAGTTAAAAGACGCTGAGAAGGCTGTCGAAGAGAAAAAAGCGGTGATTGAATCCAAAGAGGCGGAAGCCAAAAGACAATCGGATTTGATGGAACGCAAGGAAAAGATGGCTGAGATGCTCAAACCATTGGGCAAAACAAAGGGTGAAGTTATGGCTCAACTATTAGAGTCAGTGCAAACTGACAAGTTACAGGCTTCATTCGACAAGTATCTACCTCACGTTATGGCTGAGAAACCAGTTGCATCAACTAAACAAGTTATTAGTGAAGCAAAAGGTGACAGAGCCGTAAGAGAAGATGCTGAATTAACAAATATCCGTAAGTTGGCGGGTATATAACAATAAACTAAGGGGAAAAGATCAAATGTCAGAACTATTTGAATCTAAATGGAGCGAAACTAAACAGGCTCTAACTGAAGGTTTAGACGGCAACAAGAAAAAGACGATGGATGTTATCTTAGAAAATACTAAGAAATATTTGTCAGAACAAGCAACTGCAGGTGCTACATCGGCAGGTAACGTTGCTACTCTAAACAGAGTGATTCTTCCAGTAATACGTAGGGTTATGCCTACTGTTATAGCGAACGAGATCGTTGGTGTACAACCAATGACTGGTCCGGTTGGACAGATCCACACACTAAGAATAAGATATGCAGACACAGTAAGTTCGAACACAACTGCTGGTGAAGAAGCATTATCTCCGTTCAAAATAGCGAAAGCATACGCTGGTAACCAGAACAACACAACTCCTAAAGCGGCTTCTACAGCATCTTTAGAAGGTACACCTGGTAAGAGATTATCAATTCAAATCTTGAAACAACCAGTTGAGGCGAAATCAAGAAAACTATCTGCAAGATGGACTTTTGAAGCGGCTCAAGATGCTCAAGCACAACAAGGTATAGACGTAGAAGCAGAAATCATGGCGGCTTTGGCTCAAGAGATTACTGCTGAGATTGACCAAGAAATCATTGGTTCATTAAGAACTTTGGCTGGCTCTGCCGCTGAAACTTTTGACCAAGCGGCTGTATCTGGTACTGCAACTTTCGTTGGTGACGAACACGCGGCTTTGGCTGTGTTAATCAACAGAGTAGCAAACCAAATCGCTACAAGAACTAGAAGAGGCGCTGGAAACTACGCGGTAGTATCTCCAACTGCTTTAACTATTCTTCAATCAGCAACAACTTCAGCATTTGCAAGATCAACTGAAGGTACATTTGAAGCACCTACTAACACAAAATTTGTTGGTACGTTAAATGCTTCAATGAGAGTATACGTAGACGCATACGCGGCTGACGGTACTTCAATCCTAGTTGGTTACAAAGGTTCAAGTGAGGCAGACGCTCCGGCGTTCTACTGTCCTTACATACCTTTAATGTCAAGTGGCGTTGTTCTTGATCCTGCAACTTTCGAACCAGTTGTTGGTTTCCTAACAAGATACGGTTATGTTGAATTAACAAACACTGCATCTTCACTAGGTAACGCGGCAGACTACGTTGGATTAGTAGCAGTAACTTCAGGAAACTTAAAATTCAAGTAAGCCAAGGCTTACCAATTTTCGAAAAAAGGCGGCTTTATGTCGCCTTTTTTTGTGGCGGTACTTCCGCAACTTAAATATTTCATATGTTTAATTTTGATGTTGAAATTTATGATGGTATGCAACTGTCACACGGTAACTTTGCTGATTACATTAAAAATAAAATGGTACTTGTTTGCCCTAACGTTAGAATGTTAGCAAAACCTACATTAAAATATTTCCAATATGTTGAATCATTATTAAATTTACAACAATTAGATGAAATTATAATATTAGATAGTAGAGGTGATAAATTTTTTCATCCAACTGTGCATTCTTTCTTCCCAAAAATTACAACAATGTCTACTACTTCTAAAAAATACATAGAAGCACTGCAAAAACAGAAAAACAAATCACAAAGCCTTGATTATTTGCTAAAAAATTGGACATTCCAACAACTATTAAACAACAGTGAGATAGGATTTTGGGAACAACCACAAGATAATCATTGGACACATCTTACAAAAAATAAAAGGGCGATGCAAGAACTACTGCCTAAGGACAATACATATGATTGGAAAATAGTGGCAAATTTGTTTAGATCCAAAAGTGATTTTTGGAACGTTGCTAGTTACAACTTTTTGTTCTCTGAAAAAGACGAAATAAGAGATAAAATGTTAACTGAAATAGGGCATAAACTATGGTATTTTAACCTGTATAACAACAAAGAATTAGAAGATACCATAATTGGTAATAATACAGAAAAAATAGCATAAATAAAGCATTATAGGAGAACAGCAATGGCAAGACAAAAAATTAAATGGTTATTGTTTCATGAACCAGCAGAACTTTTCATTAGAACTGCTGAAGATTTTCAGAAACATCTAGATACACTTACAAATAACAAGTATGAGATAGAGATTCTTACACTTACAGACTACCAAAACAAGTATCTTGACGGTTTAATTTGTGATCCTTTCTTAGAATTGAAAGAAGGTAGAGTACAATGTAGCCAACTGTTTTCTGATATACTAGGCGATTATGACGCTACAGATTTTTATGCTTTATCAATGCCTTATCTATTCAAAGATCACGATCATGCATCAAGAGTTTTTGAAGGAGAAATTGGCAAATCACTTTTTGCACATCTATATGAAAAGACACAGGTACGTGGATTATCATTTACATATTCAGGCGGATACAGATGCACAGCATCAAACACTCCTATAAGATCAATAGAAGATTTTGCTGGCAAAACATATTCTAGATGGAGAAATCCTGTACACGCTGACATGATTGACATGGTAGGTGCAAAAAAAGTAGATCGTTTAACTGATTCAAAAACAGACTGGGACAAAGTTAATGTTACACAAACAACTTACCCTAGATATCATGCTGATGCACACAGATCACAAAAATATGTTGCAGATACTAAACATTCGATGTATGTAACTTCAATTTTATTGAATGACAGTTTCTGGAGTTCATTGAGTGCAGAAGATCAAACACATTTTACACAG